GGGGGGAATTACACCCCCCGTTATCAATTATGTCGGTGCATTGAATGTACTACTTAGGTTTCCAATAACTACTCTTTTATCACCACCTTCGAAGATTGCCATACCGTTTTCATTTAGAACGGTACCGTTACCAGCTGTCGTGGAGAATATCAAAGCGCTCGCACTTAGGATACCCGAACCATTGCTGGTTCTTTCTGCGAAGTTCACATTAGCACCAGGCGCACCAGTCGCGGTTGCTTGGAATACTCGACCGTCAGCAACATACCACACCACGTCTCCCGAAAGAACTTCATTTCTACTTCCGAAGTTTCTCACTGTTGCGGATAGGGTGGCGTTAGATGGATTGTTTCCGCCTAAAGTGGTTTGTGTTTGGAAGACAACCGCATTACCTACATTACCAACTGGACCTTGAGCTCCACGTGTACCTGTTAAACCCTGTGGTCCTCTCGAACCGGCAGGACCTCTTGAACCTTGTGCTCCTCTTGATCCCTGTAGTCCCTTAGTACCCCGTATACCCTTTGTACCTTGATCACCCTTCGGTCCCTGTGAACCTTGTGGTCCTCTTGATCCCTGTAGTCCCTTAGTGCCTCGTGGTCCTTTCGATCCGGTTGCTCCTCTTGATCCCTGTAGTCCCTTAGTTCCCTGTAGACCCTTTGTACCTCGATCACCCTTAGTACCCTGATCACCTTTAGTACCCTGTAGACCCTTTGTACCCTGATCACCTTTAGTACCCTGTAGACCCTTTGTACCTTGATCACCCTTCGGTCCCTGTGAACCTCGTGGACCTTGAGAACCTTGTAGACCCTTAGTTCCTCGTGGTCCTTTCGATCCGGTCGGACCTTTTGGTCCTTGAGAACCAATTGTACCGCGAAGACCTACTGGACCTTTTGTTCCTGTTGGACCTTTTGGACCCTGTGAACCAATAGTGCCGCGCAGACCTACTGGACCTCTGGTTCCTGTTGGACCTTTTGGTCCTTGAGAACCAATTGTACCGCGAAGACCTACTGGACCTTTTGTTCCTGTCGGACCTTTTGGTCCTTGTGAACCAATAGTACCACGTGGCCCCACTGGACCTCTGGTTCCTGTTGGTCCTTTAGTTCCTTGATCACCTTTAGTACCACGTGGACCTACTGGACCCTGTGTTCCTGTTGGTCCTTTAGTTCCTTGATCACCTTTAGTACCGCGAAGACCTACTGGACCTCTTGTTCCTGTCGGACCTTTTGGACCTTGTGAACCAATTGTACCACGCGGACCCACCGGACCTCTGGTTCCGACTGGACCCTGTGGACCCTGTGAACCAATAGGACCTCTGGTTCCGACTGGACCTTTAGTGCCTTGATCGCCTTGAGTACCGATTGGACCAATAGGACCTCTAGTGCCCACTGGACCTTTAGTTCCTTGATCACCCTGAGTACCTTGTGGGCCAATAGGACCTCTAGTGCCCACTGGACCTTTAGTTCCTGTCGGACCCTGCGGTCCTTGTGAACCAATAGTACCTCTGATACCTTTAGGACCTGACGTTCCCTGAATACCTTTAGTTCCCTGTGGTCCAATAGTGCCTCTGATACCTTGAGGACCTGACGTTCCCTGAATACCTTGAGTTCCCTGTGGTCCAATAGTACCTCTAATACCTTGCGGTCCTGCGGTGCCCTGTGGACCTTGAGTCCCTTGTAGACCGATAGGACCTCTCGAACCAACTGGACCCTGCGAACCCCGCAACCCCTGTGGACCTTGAGAACCTTGTATACCCCTAGTACCAACTGGACCTTTAGTTCCTTGATCACCCTGAGTACCTTGTGGACCAATAAGACCTCTAGTACCGATCGGACCCTTTGGTCCCGCACTACCCTGTGGACCTGCGATACCCTGTGGACCACGTGTTCCTATAGGACCCTGTGTACCTTGAGGACCTGCTGTGCCCTGCGGACCAATAGTACCTCTAATACCTTGAGGTCCTGTCGTGCCTTGAATACCTTGTGTTCCTTGAGGCCCTTGCGTTCCGCGTAGACCTACTGGACCTCTTGTTCCTGTTGGACCCACTGGACCTTGTGAACCAATAGTACCTCTGATACCTTGAGGACCTGACGTTCCCTGTGGACCTTGAATACCCTGAGTACCTTGTGGTCCTGCCGTGCCCTGCGGGCCTGGTGATCCTTGTGGACCTCTAGTCCCAGGCGGCCCTGGCTCTGTTCCTGCTGGACCTGCTGGGCCAGGATCCCCTTGAGGACCTCTGGTACCTGCCGGTCCTGGCTCTGTTCCTGCTGGACCCTTTGGTCCCGCACTACCTTGTGGACCTATGGTTCCTTGTAAACCGACAGTGCCTTGCGGTCCTTTTGGTCCCGCACTACCTTGTGGACCTATGGTTCCTGTTGGACCTGTTGGACCCGCTGGACCCTGTGGACCTGAATCACCTTTAGGTCCTTCTGTACCAACTGGGCCTTGTGGGCCGACAGTACCTGAAGGTCCTTTTGTTCCTTGTGGTCCTTCTGTTCCTGCTGGTCCTTTTGTGCCGGCTGGACCTTTAGTTCCTGTTGGACCCTGCGGTCCCTCTGTTCCAGCTGGACCCGATGGACCAACTGGACCTGTTGTTCCTACTGGACCCTGTGGCCCTTCTGTTCCTGCAATTCCCTGCGGACCAACCGGACCCCTTGGACCCATAGTTCCCATCGGACCTTCTGTACCCGTTGGTCCCTGTGGTCCTACTGGACCTGCTGAACCTTGTGGACCCTTTGGTCCTTCTGTACCCGTTGGTCCCTGTGGTCCTGTTTGACCTGTTGGTCCTTGAGACCCCTGTGGTCCTTCTGTACCCGTCGGGCCCTGTGGTCCTACTGGACCTGCTGAACCTTGTGGACCCTGTGGTCCTTCTGTACCCGTTGGTCCGATAGGACCCAGTGGACCTGTTGGACCTGCTGAACCTTGTGGTCCTTCTGTACCCGTTGGACCCTGTGGTCCTTGTGTACCAACCGGACCCTGTGAACCTTGTGGTCCTTCTGTACCCGTTGGTCCGATAGGACCCAGTGGACCTGTTGGACCTGCTGAACCTTGTGGTCCTTCTGTTCCTGTTGGACCTATTGGCCCTTGTAAACCAATTGTACCCTGTGGTCCTTGTGGACCCTCTGTACCTGTTGGTCCGATAGGACCCACTGGACCTGTTGGACCCTGAGAACCTTGTGGTCCTTCTGTGCCTGTCGGACCTATCGGTCCTACTGGACCTGTTGGACCCTGAGAACCTTGTGGTCCTTCTGTACCTGTTGGTCCGATAGGACCTACTGGACCCGTCGGTCCTTGAGAACCCTGCGGTCCTTCTGTACCCGTTGGACCTATTGGTCCTACTGGACCTGTCGGTCCTTGAGAACCTTGCGGGCCCTCTGTACCTGTTGGACCTATTGGTCCTACTGGACCTGTTGGACCACGACTACCTTTAGGACCCTCTGTACCTGTTGGTCCGATAGGACCCACCGGACCTGTTGGACCACGACTACCTTTAGGACCTTCTGTACCTGTTGGACCTATTGGTCCTACTGGACCTGTTGGACCACGACTACCTTTAGGACCTTCTGTGCCTCTTGGACCCATAGGACCTGTCCAACCCGTTGGTCCTTTCGTTCCGTCTTGCCCCTTAGTTCCTGCTGGACCTTGTGGTCCGATTGGACCGCCACCAGACAATAGATTTTGTACATCGGTGTTTAAAGTAGAAATAAGACTAGTATTAATACCTTGTTGCGCTAGAATATTCCCAATCAAGTCGACGCTAGAAACAATTTCATCAAAGTCTGTATCTTGAATAGAACTTTCCACCGACAAATTAACTAGGTCAGTAATTTCTTGTAATGTAATCCCGCTGTCTGTTGTTATGAGACTATAAATTTCAGCGAAGTTCTCATTAATTTTCTCACCGGCGGTGCGAAGTGTATCACCCGATCCGTCGTTCGCTCCCTGTCCAGTGTTAATGATTTTTCTTGACATTTTTGTTTGTCCCTTAAAATAGTTTATTTATTTTTATTAAGATTTCTCGATGGCATACCAATAAACCAAATCGTCTCGTATTCCATATACTTGAGAGTCTCTTAAATCTCTACGAGTATAAGTCACACCACCAATAGTATAAGATGACCTTCTGAAGATCCCTGGCGTATTTTCAGTGAATACTAACTGATCATTCCAATAGACTGCTGTATAAACCATACCTTCATCACTTGATGGGTCATAGTAGTCTGCATGATACCAGTAGAATCTTGGGGCATCTTTAGAATATCGAATGTCCGCTGGTTCTGGTTCCGGTTCTGGTTCTGGCTCCGGTTCTGGTTCCGGTTCTGGTTCTGGCTCCGGTTCTGGTTCAGGGCCTGGCTCCGGTTCTGGCTCTGGTTGTGGTTCTGGTTCAGGCTCAGGTTGTGGTTCTGGTTCTGGTTCAGGCTCAGGTTCTGGTTCCGGAGTTGGACCCACGCGGAGTACACCAAATATGTTTCCGTTATAGTCAGAAGACTCCTGATCACCACGTTCATAGATGCGACCATCTGGACCAATGAGTCTGGTAGGCCAACCATCTTCGTGACCTGTTATATCGTAGACGACTTCGTCATTCCACTTGACTGTAACTCTAAGTGTCGGTATCCACTGCTCCCACGAATACTCTGGGTATGCTGATCTGTAGTGGACTATATTGTCTGGTAGATCCTCTTCTGGTTCTGGTTCTGGTTCTGGTTGTGGTTCAGGGCCCGGCTCTGGTTCCGGCTCAGGTTCTGGTTCTGGCTCAGGTTCTGGTTCCGGATCTGGAGTTGGCATCGGTTGTGGTGGTTCAATCATATCTGGAGTCCAAACCTCTGGACCAACATCTACTAAGGTACCATCTGCATCTCTATACCTGACCGTAACCTCTGTCTCCGCCGCACCACCATCAAGTAGTTCAAAGTCTTCAGACATGAGGATCTCATCGTTACTCATTCTAAACGATCGAGTCGATGCCCAGTCCGCAACGGTTGTGTAAATTTCTGCTAGACGTTCGATGGATATATCGTCGTAACGGTCTAACGTCTCTAGTGCGCTCAAAATAAATGTGATGTCTTCTGGGTCCGTCTCGCGCAGTGTCATCAACGCAAACGTAGAACGTAGGTTGATACCACCCACTTCTGATCCGACTGGTACTGGATAGTTTGGTGTCTCTAATGGATCTGTAGTAAGACCCGCACGGAGTCCTATAATAGCATGAGACAATAATGCAACTTCTGCTGCAAGATAGAAACCAGCGGGATGAGCAAACTTCTTATAGATTGTTTCATAGTCTATGAGACTCATTCCGGTCTTCAATAAGATAGAGAAGATCTGATACTTCTTATCGTCGACAATAAACTTAATACTCTCTGGACCAATAAAGGACCCACCATCCTGATCATTCAGAATAAAGATGTTACGTTTCGGATATTCTATCTCTACGGTATCACCAAAGAACCCACGAAAGAATTGTTCAACCGATTGTTCTGTACCTTTCGCACGATAGAAGTTAGCAAGAAGTCTTGCCATCAACTGAGGATTGTTGTAGAATGTATCTGACTGAACACCCTCTGCAAGTTCGGCGAGTAATGAATCTAGATGGGACCCATCTATGCTACTAATAGTGCGTACATTATATAAAGACTGTATCTGTTTTGAAAACGAACCACTCTCGTTCCCTTCCATGTACTCGTAGTACCTTTCAAGGAACTGTATAAACTCTGGGTATTGCTCAACGAAAAACTCAGGTACCGCATTCCTTACTGTGTTGGAATGCAGTCCGATATGAGTTCGACGGTCGTCCGTTTGTATTGCCATTATAATGTGACCTTAATCGTCCCTTCATCAATGATTGCACGAGATGTAGATAAGCCCTCATCAAGTTCTATAATATAGTTGCGTAATGGTCTGATCGTCGACGAATTGGCAGGAACCACTGAGATCTTGATCTCTACTGGAAGTAGATTTGTTTGCACTTCCAATGCATTTATTAAAACCTGTCCCTTTGCTTCGTCATAGTAACCGATGTTACTGAACTCTAGTTCACCATCAAGGTTAAAGATCTGTAATTTATGGGACCCTAATTCATTTTTAATAATGACATTTTTTCCTTGCCATAAGAAAGGAGATGTTGTTACAGTATTAACGTCCTTGTCCGGAGATGCTAACGCGAATGGGTAATCTATCACATGACTTAATGCCCTTGGTTCGATTACAGTAATTCGTTGTTGACCCTTGACTTCCATTCGTGAGTTGAGTATACTAGGATGGATAGAATCAATATCACTCAATAGATTTGAACGGCGGAATACTGTTCCAAAGGTTCCAAGGTTCTCTTTTACATAGTCTACAATAAACTGCATGACTGTGCTAGATTGTCCTTCTGGTGTATCAATCTTAGAAACTGCGTCTAACTGAAAGACGGTATTGATTTCTAAGTAAGTTTTCTTTGGATTGACAAACTCTGTATCTATTGACATAATAGAAAGGTGCGAAGTCAAATCTGATATAATGGATTCCTTTACAATGTTTTGTCGCTGATATGGGACCCCCTCATAAAAATCAAGACTGACAAATACCTTACCATATTCTGGTGGTTGATTATCTGCTCCACCCCATGCGATAACATTTTGGATATCATTTCCATAGTTTGACTGTATCATCGCTGCGTAATCTTCGGCAGTCACTAAACGTTGTTGTGATGCAAACGCTCTTGGTGCGTTGAGTTTAATAGAACTAAGGGATTCCTTATCAGAGCCTCCACCCGCTTCTGTAGTATTAGTTACTTCGATACGCAATCCGTCCAGACGATCCGCATTGAAGTTAATCGCACCATTTGGTTTTTCGCCCAATGTCTGTAAATAAGAAACTCGAATAACCGAACCGACCCCAGGCCCTTCTCCTAATACATTACCGTCAGAGAAGAACATCTCGTAGTATCCGTTCGAGATTTCTTTAATCATATAGACACGCGAATCTGGAGTAATAGAAGGGACTGACAGAATGTTAGAATATGATACTGTCTCCATAGTGGTAGGGTTCTCAGAGACCGTGACGATCATTGTAGACACATCTACGTTGGTGTCTGGTATGACGTATACCGCATCTTTTTCGGATGACACTAAAAAGGTTTTTTCGCGATAAGTTCCTTCCTTGACTTCGACGCCCGTCCAGTCGTAGGTGATTGTCCCGTCTGAGGATACATTACCGACTACCGATGTATCATCTGTTGTTACGAATCGGTATGCGGTATCTCCCACTTCTGCGAAGACTGCATGTCCTTTGCTGATTTTTTTGGGGGCACCCGCTACGCTTTTTGGAGAAACAGAACTCGTATCCGTGGTGAGTCTGAGATCTAGGTATGCGGTCGATGCTGTATTACTCTTCGGTGTGTAACCCAAAGTCTCTGCATGACTGACCGCACTGGAACGTAATTGTGACGAACTAAGGAACGACTCATTGATCGCCATGTTCGCGATAAGACCATTCACATGAGTATTATACGCAAGCACATCCATAATACTCGACAGACCAGAACCTTCAAAGTTGTAGTCCTTGTATTCGTCATACTTCTTAAAGTGTTGTTTTAGACTCTGTCTGATTTCTAAGAAGTCTAGGTCTGTAGTTTTCACTGCCATTATCGTATCCTTGAGATGGACACTTCCATCGTCTCTACTTTTAAATTCTCAATTATCTGAAACACAATGTATATCCTTAACGCATTATTATCACTATCCAAATTCGCTTTGACTTTCGTCATACCCACGCGTGGTTCGTATCTGCGTATCGTCTCAGCAACAATTGTCTCTATGTCGTCTTCATCCAGATCCGTAGATAGTTCAAAGAGAAGACGATTCAGGTCCGCGCCTAACAATGGTTGAAACGGAATGTCACCGCGATTAGTTAACAACAGTTTACGTATAGACTGTTTAACAGACGCAACCGAAGTTTTCTTATAGAGGTTTCCTTTTGGAGAGATACTAAAGGACAGGTCTAAGTCGGAGTTCTCCGCTGGACTTGAACTTGTAATGGGACGTTTGGTGATGTCCTTGTCTTCTAATGAGAATACTGTGGTCGCCATAGTAGAATCTCTGAAATGTGTTTTGTTCTATTTATACCAGACCGTCGATAAATTCTTGGAATTCTTCTTCGGTCATGTTTTCTGTATCGGGGGCTTGAATGTCATCGAGGCTGGGGAGAGCTAAACCCCCTGCTCTGTGGGGGACCCGTTCAACTGCTATAAGTAGGGGGGGCTCCACTCCTATAACGGACAGGTCTGGTAAGGGTATCTCTATCTCCAGCGGTAGTCCGATCAGCTCCATGACATCACACAGCGTAAAGTCTAAGAACGATAACAGCTTTCCCAGACCGATCGCAGACAGAAACTTCTTGATCTTACGTAACCAGATATTGAACAGTTCCTTCATGGAGATTATTTTCCAGTCACGTGCCGCAGTGACGATCTGATTAATACGTTCTTCCAGACACGTGACCTTTCCTTCTATCTCACCACCGAATACTTCTACGAGAGTGATGTCAAAAGGTGCGGGTAATGGTATACTGGTCTCTAGGATCTCATCGATCATGTCAAGACCTATCTGGTTTAATTCGTTCTCTAACTCAGTTTGTGCATCAAAGTTCTTGACATCTGACTCTAACTGTGTTATATTATCCTCAACATCCTGTTCTAAGTCTGCGAGTTCCTGTTCTACGTCAAGGTTCTGTAGTTTCTCTAGGTCGCCGAGTATGCGGTTCTGTTCTTCTGTATACTTTTCTACGACCATGTCTATGACTGCGCGAACCCATTCTGCCATATCAAAAGACAATGGAA